ATCGGAAACTGTCGCAGAAGAAAGAACGGTTTCTCCACCAGAGACATCAAGACCACCGTTCATATCAACGGCGCCTGTGAATGTTGCAGCAGCGGAAACTGTTACATCATCAAAGATGGCTTGACCATCAACATCAATGGTTCCACTAAAATCAACGTTGTTATTGAATGTGGAGACACCAGTTACATTAAGACCATCTGCGCTGACAACTAAACCAGCACCACCAGAGACATCAAGACCACCGTTCATATCAGCGGCGCTTGTGAATGTTGAAACGCCAGCTACAATGATATTGGTATCAAAGGTGGCATCAGTTGCAAAAGTAACTCTACCTTGAAGGTCTACGATATCTGTTGCAGCATCACCAAGAGTAGTAATACCAGTTGCTTTTAAGTTTCTTGTTGTGACATCTTCACCGATTACTGCACCACCAGTAATTTCGATGCCAGCTACAAATAAATTGCCGTCAATGGTAGCATTACTAGTGACCGTAAGAATGCCAACTGTAGCTGCAGCAGAAACATTGATGTCATCAAACTCTGCGCCACCATCTACATCAATCGTGCTGCTGAAGTTAACGGCATCATTGAAAGTTGAAACACCCGTGACATTAATACCATCGGCACTAACTACAAGTCCAGCACCACCAGCAATATTAGCTCCACCATTTGCATCAATTGCACCAGTGAAGGTAGAAATGCCAGTTACAAGAAGTTTTTCATTGAGAGTTACGTCTGTGTTAAATCCAGTTCTTGAATTTACGGTGAGAGTATCAAGATGACTGTCACCGATAGTAACATCACCATTTAAATTAATACCCTGAGCAAAAGTAGCAACGCCAGTGATATTTAGATTTTGAGTTACCAGGTCAGTAATATCTGTTCTGGTAGCGGTAAGGATACCAGCAACACTCCATCCATTAATTTGACCACTGCTATCAACGATGGCAACAGAAGAGTTAATGAGTTCCCCATGGGGGTGATCCATGAGTTTGTAGGTATATTCCCCACCAATCTCTACTGGATTACCAGAGGCGTTACCAATGAACAGACGGCCTGCTTTGTTTGCCTGCGATCCAGCTGTGCCTTGTTCGATGGTTGCTGCTAATTCTCCGTATTCAAGAGAACTGGGAGCAGTCGCACCAGTAGATCTAAAGATCCTAATCTTACTGGCCATTAGAATGAACCTCCGTTAACGTCTAAGTCTTTTGTGTTTCCTGGGGTCAATGTATTTGTAGCTACCCATGTTGAAGTATTAGCATCATAAACAATTACAGAACCGTTTGACACTGCACTAGTATCAGTGTCTGTCAATCCACCTAATGTGCCTCCAGATCCAGTGGAGGTTGAAGCGACTTTTATCGCAGATTGTTGACCAACACGAACGGTAATATCTGGCATGTAATTACTCCCTTGTTGCTCCTTCGCGGACTAAAACGGATCCTTCAACAACTCTTTCTTTAAGACCAGAACCATCAGTTAAAATAATGTCGTAAATGTAACGTCCTGGTTTAATTCTAGATGTTATTGTGTCAGATAGTCCCAATCTAATTACACCGTTTACACGGTCTACAAACGTAACTGTGAGATCATGCTTTCCCTTACTAGAAGAGTGTTTACGAAGTTGTGCCGAGCCAGTATATCCAACAAGGTCTAGAGGAGCATTGGTCAAGTTACTTTGTAAATTCAAAGTTTGATTAAAGTCGGCACCTTGATCAATCACCAAATTTACAACATATACGGCCATGCTTTAGTGTTAGTTCGTCTAGATATATTTATAATTAAAGTTTATCAACAAGTTTTTGAAGAAGAGATTTAATTTCACCCACCTCATTTTCTAGATTTTCAAGTCTCTCCTTCTCTTTAAGTTTTTGATTTCTCATTTGAATATAATTTTGATACGCAGTGGTGTCATTATTGACAATGGCACCACTTTCCATATCTCTCACCAGGTCAGAATGACCCTCAACTTTTTTGTAACTCATTATGCAAAGGCGATTGCTCTAAAATCTCTAATTCTTGGAACATAAGATTGATTAGTTCCTGTCATGATGACTTTAATTTCAAATCCACTGAATTCTGGTAAATTAGATGCAGTAAACTGATAATAACGGAAATCATCTCTAGTCTTAGAGTCTGGAACAAATTTATCTGGCTTACCATTGTTGAGTTTTGAATTAACAACTCTATCACCAAAACCATCTCCAGTTGTGTCAGTTAAATTATCATAACCAGGGAAAAGTTCATATTGAGATTCAGATATCAGAGAATCTGGTCTAAACAATCTGTAAAGGACTCTAATATCACTGGAGGAATGTCTGAAAGCGTCAAATTTAACCTGAAGGTATGTAGCTGGATTTTCCAGATTTACTCTCTTAGTAACATATACAGCAGCATTTGGATCGGAGAATCTATCATTAACTCTTTCATCATCTGGATAATTTGTAATTCTCTGATCAAGTCTATTTGTAGTAGCAATTACTAACAGTCTATCAAGATCAATTACTGGAGAAACATTTTGATTTTCACTACCAAGAACCAATTCCATGGAGAATGATTTATTTCCTGGAAGTGATGAAAGTTGGTTCTGTTCGTTGATCTTAGAAGCAATGACTCTTGGAGTGTTAAAGTAGTTAACACCATTCAAAGTTATATTCTCAAATCCTTGATCTTGGAAAGAAGTCTCACTTCCATTTACACTAGTTCCACTAACAGTTCTTACTCTTGCAGATAGTGAAGTATCCTTAGTATTAAGAACCTCAATGAGTGGGGTTATAGCTTCAAATTGAACGTTTTGAGTTGCCTTAACGTTGTCTCCACCACTATGTTCAGTTTCAGCAACTTTCAGATTACGGAAACTGTTAGATCCATCTCTAGCAGTTCCAACACCACTTGTGGTTGTATCAATCTTAATGAAGTAACTGTCGAGAGTAATTTCATTTGAATTGTTTACATCACCAAAGGAATGTGTTTTGTTGATTCTTCTAAGAGAAATACCAGAAGATTCATACTTTTGAACAATGTCACCGACTCTATGAGTTTCTGCTACAGTGTTATCAATGGCTCTAGTAATGCCAGTGAGTTTTTGCGGTGTAGAAGATGCATCAACTCCAGTATATTCAATAACTTCATTATTGAGTTTTGCGTATCCTGGATTAGTTGATGATACACCAACATTTTCAAAACTAGAGAATACAGATATGGATGCAACATCAATATCTGATGTGGAAGTATTTGAATATTCTGAAGAAACTGTGGTCGTTGTTGTCACTCCAACTGCACCCGAAATAGTAACTCTGTTATTTCTAGCGTGCATACCATGGTTTCTGTGATGAACCTTGACATGCAATCCATCTTTATATGTTTCTGTATTGTTAATGGATATTGGTTGTGATCCTGGTAATGTAGACGCAACACCTACAGCATTAATTGTCATCAACTCTGAAGTTGTTGTAAATTCACCCTGGACTCTATCCAGAATAAGACTATTTGTTGCTGAAATAATTCCAACGTTAAATCTTGTCCCAGTTCCAGTTTCGCCAATAGTGCATCCAAGAACATCACCGACAGCATACCCAGAACCACCACTGGTTACTGTTACAACACCGATTGAACCACTTGTGATTTGAATATTTGCAACAGCTCCAGATCCATTACCAGTAATTGTTGTAAGAGCAATTCCTGTGTATGTAAGGTTTGCAGCAGATGGTGTCAATCCAGTTCCAACTGTATTTGTTGTAATACCACCAGCTTCAGTTGCCGTTGTGTTAATTTTGATAGCCCCGAGGGACTTGACAAGATTACCTTCTGTCAGAGTATTTCCTACCTGAGTAAATCTAGATCCAACACTAAAATCTCTAGTTACAACAGTACTTCCAAATCCAACTTTAATTTCATGAGAATAAAACTCAAGAGGTTGTGGTCTCAGGTTTGCATTTTCGACTTTACCAACACCAAGTTCTGGATTATAAAGTTTAAATGTTCCTGGACCAGAGACAAACTTACACTTGTTGAGTTTAAACTTAAGATCTTCAAGTTGGCTTGCATCCCAAGTAGAACCGTTTTGTGACTTGAATAAAGATCCAGTGTATGGCTGTTGTGAAACGATTGTTCTCTCACTTTCTGGCAATGTCAGAGATGAAATATCAACTTCACCCATTCTGGAGATGTATACCGTATAGTTCTTAGAACCAGAAAGAACAACAATAGCATATTCTTTTCCACCAGCAAGATATACAGGTGATGGGAAAGTAAATCTAGTTGCGGTAGTACCATCTGTTGATACATTAATTTGAGATGACTCGTAAGTAACCTCTGCAAAAGGAAGAACACAGTTTGTTGGTTGTCCAGTCTGCACCGATCTGATCTGAACGGTTACTGGAATGGTAGCATCCTTAGAACTAAAGTACAAATCACAAGAAGAAACGAATACTCCAGAGTCTTCGGAAACTTCAAAAGATTGAGCCAGAGGATTGCACCATTGATTTTGTGTTGTTATTCTGTCCTCAAAATTCTTAGTGTCAATAGTTCTGTTTACCGTGTTACTGGTAAGAGTACTATCCGTTGATGTTTCTCTCTGAACATCACAATTTCTAACACCAATAACATCTTCTTGAATTGTACTGAGAACACCTTCCGCACGGAAAGAATTTTCTGCCGTTGACGGTCTATCAGAAGAACTGAGTGAGTTAACAGAACTACTTGTGAGTCTAAAAGTTTTAACCCCTGTTGTGAACTGTGGTACTGTTGGGAGAGTAGAATCTGGTATGAATAAAGAACCAATCAAAGATCCTTTTTCATCAGTAATTAGTCTGATCTCAGAAACTGTGGCTTCAGCACCACTAGTTTGACCAACTAATCTCATGTTCTTAGATGCATATCCACTAAATGATCCAAGAACCTCTAATTGAAGTGAAGCCGTATCAATGTTCAGAAGTGAACTGGTTGCAGAATATACAGTACTAACTCCAACTGTGTCATCATATGGATTTATTGCAAACACCATGGATGGTGAATCATATGATCCATACTTATGGTTTGGTTGTGCAACTCTAAATGTAATTTCTGGATTAGAACCACCAAGAGCATTAGAATTTGTAACAGTTCCCTTGACAGTTTCACCAATTTGGAATACACCTTGAACCATCTGAATTTCAAGGAGTTTTGGTGTTGCATACTTAGTTACATCTTGATCATCAAAGAAGGCATAGAATTGTGTTCTTGGCTTAAGTCTGTTAGAGACAAACTCAATATTTCTAGATCTGATATAAGGAATTTTTTCCTTATTGAGAAGTTTGTTTCCAAGATTTTGTGTATCAACTCCATCATTGGATCCAATCTTAATTCTAGTCAGTCCACGTTCAGCATCAGTAGTTTCTTCATTAAATGCTAAAATTTGATTTACTGCAGAAACATTTTTGTTTCTGTTCTTAGATCCGTACTGGTTTGTATTCTGTGAACTTACAGTCGATGAAAGTTGTTTATTACTTAGATCAATCGACTTCCACTCTTCTTCCCAACTACCCCAGTCCAGTGGAGAATAACCAACATTAGGACCGACATTGTATGAATCGAGGAACTGTTGATAACTACTTTCGAGTTTGATATTTGTAATGTCTAATCTCTTTTCATCAACCCAAACATCACTAGCTGGATTTAAAGCAACACTACCAATCCAATTGATAACAGCAAATGGATTAACATTTTCTGTTCTGGTGGAGAATTTTTGTTCAATGAAGGTTGTTTCTGAATAGTTTAAAGTAACTACATCTCCAGTTTTCTTCAACGCATTTGACTGAAGATCAGAAACTTGTGTCAAATCAGCACTTGGATTTGCAACTGTACCGATACCAATTATTTGTTCCGATCCAAGAAGAAGATCTACACCATGGGTATAGTGGAGAGGCCTCAACTCCGCATTAACTTTATCAATTGAAGACTTAAAGCTTGGATGTGTAATCGCATGAGAATCGTGACTTCTAAAGTTATCTACAAAGAAACCAGATTTAAATCTATCAAGTCCAGTTGTTACATCTTTGATGTTCAAGTTTGCAGTATCTGTCTCAAGGAGAGACAACTGTGTGTAAAATTCAACATTTTGAAGTCTATTTTCTAATCTAGAGATATCAAACATTGTATATCTCTTATGTTTCGCAAGAACAACACTACTTTCTACTGTTGCATTGCGCAAATATGGATTATTAAAGATCGTAGCAACAGTGAATGATCCTGCAGGAACTTCTGGAGCTACTGGAGATTCTGATGATGCACCCTTCTTCAACTCAAAGAATCCATCTTTTGATAAGAAAAGTCTATCAATTCTTCCAAGGTAATGAGAATAACCAATAGTTACTGTTTCGTCAGAAACCAGAATATTTTCTACATATGAACCATCTACAGCAAAGTTTCTTTGATCATATTCAAATGGTGATCCAGTGTCACTGCCAGTATCATAGTTTTTAACTCTTGGTCTAATATCAAGATAATCTGAAATTGGATTATTCTTAAATGAAGTCAGGTCTTTCTTATAGTTCTCCGAGAGATAAGTATTGACCGTTCCAAAATCTCCAGATGATCCAGAATCGACTGTATAGTGATCAAATACAACAGCAAGTCTTCTCTTTGGCTCTTGAGTATCAGATTTTCTTATAATCCTTGCATAATCATAGTATTCATCTCTTTGACCATTGTCAAAGAAGAAATCATTAGCAATATTTTTATCTCCTGCTGTTACTGCAGAAACTTCTCCAGTTATACCAGAAGATTGGAAAGTTACAGTCTCTCCTACGGAGAATCTCAGTTCATTTACATAAACGATATCTACATTTGTCGCAGCTGAGGTTACAACTCTAGCAACTGCACCACTGATATTTCCAATAAAAATTTCACCCTGAAGAGTATCTGTAAGATCATCTGATCTATTGATTAAGGTTACATTTGGAAGTGTAGGATCTCCAGTCGTACTTGATTCAAATATAGCATGAACACGAATTCCATCTGGAACATTCAGAGAAATTTGATCATCTTCAACTCTAGTTCCATATACAGAATTAAAAGTTAATCCATTGTTAAATGTGGTTCCAGTAGATCCAGAATAATCATGTTTTGATCTGGAAACAACTAATTTATTACATCTAGATAATGTTTTTGACTGTTCTTCTACATTAACCTTTTTAATAGTAGCAACCAGAATTGCATTTGTATCACTAGCAACAGACAGACCAACTAATGTAGCCGTTTTAAAATTAGAATCAAAAGTTACCTTTTCAGAAGTAAGTGGTTCAACTGTTCCATTAGAAAATACCAAATTATATCTTTCTTCATCAAATGGTTGGAAGAATTGATCAATATCAGAGATAGTTACACTTCCTCTATTATTTGTAATATCAAGGACAAACTGTTTTCGTATTTGTATTTCAGAACTACTTAAATCTACGTTAGAAATAAAATCATTTGGTAATTTGACGACAAGAGAAGAATTTTTAGAATTTACTAATCTTGGTCGGATAAGTGTGAAGTCACTAGTTTGAATTTCAGAGGTTGTTAATCCACCATCACAAACTCCACTTACACTAGCTCCAAGACTAACCAATGTAATCGTAGATCCATCGGCACTAATAGATCCAACACGGTTGAATGTTGGGTCCGAAAGACCGTTTCTATTGTAAGTTACAATATCTCCTGTATTAATTCCAACAGCAAATCTATTGCCTGGTGCTGTGGTTACGCCAGCACTACCAATTGTAAAGTTTGTTCCTGGAGGTGCAAGTAAAAATCTATCGGAAAGGACACTATCAGCATTGAAAGTGTTAATTCCTACTGTTTGGTGAATTGACTTAATATCACCAAGTCCATATTCTCTTACAGAAGTAACTACTCTTGTATCAAGAATGCCATTAATTTTAACAGGTTCGTCAATGATAAATTGACCACTAGTAGATGTTAAAGTTAATGACAATGAATCAGTGACATCATTCTTTAAAAATCCTTTGGCCCCACTTCTAGCACCTTCAATGTATGCTGGAGTTGCTTGTGTAACACTAGAACTTACCGTAAGATCGGTAAATGTTTGTACATCATAAAGATATACATCATACTTTGAAGTGTCATTCGAATACGCAGACGCTTCAAGTTTGTAATCATAAACTCTTGCATTACCGATTTCAATTCCAGCAGCGCCTGATGCGGTAGAACCGATTCTTTCACTTCTAAGACTTACTACAGCTGTAGTACCAAATCCTACAAAAGGTGATCCATATACATTATTAACTTTTAATTGGCCAACTCCATCAAATGCAAATGATGATGTAGAAATTGTTTTCGTATCTCTTGGTTTCTCAACATCGATGTATGAAGTGTTTAATTTTTCAATATCATATCCTCTTACATATGCTTTACCAGGAGAAACCTGATAGAGCATCAAATCATCGCTTGGAGTTCCACCTTCTGCAGTTTTTTGTTCTGGTAAGTAAATACCACCATTTCCTTGTCTGTTGTTTAAAGATTCAACAACTTTTACCTGGAATGGTTTTACATAGTAATCACCACTTTCATCATAGGTTCTCTTAGCTAACTCGTCTCTAATTAGATTATAATCCGTCTTCTTAACAAATTTTTGAACTCTACCGTTCTCAAGTCTCATTAATTCAACGAAGTTTTCATCGTTGAATTCGTTTAAATCTTTTTTAATTAGTGTTGCTTTAATCTGGAATCTGTCTGCTCCTGGTGCAGACTCATTTGAAAATCCAGCTGCGTTATCAAACAGACTGGGATCATTATACGCAGTTACAATATTTTCATTAATGAATAAACCAACTCTATAGTTTGGAGATGCGTCGTATTGATCTAAAAGGATTGTTTGAGTAGGTACTTTTACAAAAAATCCACGCATAAAGTACACACCTTCTTCCAAAGAAACTGCGCTGCCAGTCGATGTTGCTCCAGTAGCAATACAAGACGCAAATGGACTATTAGCAGTAATACGAGAAATACCAAATTCAATATCAGTGGATGAGATTAAATTCTCTCCGTCATCAAACACCTCTTTTGAAAAGTCATTTCCAGATCTAGAGTACTTTACATAGAGAGTATGTGTTCCTCTTTCAGAATCTTCTGATAAAATATAGTTTACTACTGTGGCTTCAACACCAGAGACCGATCCCCTAATTTCTTTGCCTACAACATTTTCCAAGTAGTCCCTAACAGGAATGCCCAGAAAACTTTCATTGACCTGAACTGCATGATATTGTGGGTCATATGCAATTTGTCCAGGAATAACCATCGCACCTTCTTTAAAGAAGTGCTGTCCAAACTTCTCAATTTGATGTTGAAGAATGGTTTGGAGTTGGGTTAGTTCTCTTGCCTGGACTGGTGTAGCAGGTTTGAAAAGAACTCGATTAAAGTTCTTGTCTTCATTAAAATCATCATAATAAGGAGAAACGTTAAGATTAGTCTCTTGATGCATTTTCTTAGAACTCTAATACGATTTTAATGTCTTCTTTCTGAGTGGCACTCCGTTGGATTGAGGCCCTGTTATCTATGTATAAGACCTCACCAGAATATTTTTTAACTTCTGGTTGAGCAATACCATTAACAAAACTCTGTCCCAGTTGGACATTAGCTGATCCAACAGTTGTTGCAGTTCCTGGACTTGATGCACTACCAAAACTTGTTTCGATTCCAAGTGCAGATCCTGCAGATTGTCCACTAATGACAAATGTTCCACCTGCACCAATCGATGAAGTGAAATCTACAAGTCTAAACCCATAAGAGGTAGAAGCAAGTCCAACGGGGTTGTAGACCTTTAGAACACCAGTAGAAGAGTCCCAATTTGCAACATAACCAACAGCTGTTGATCCAACACCAATTTGTTGGAAAACTGGAGTATCTACAGTATATGTTGTGTCCGCAATATTACCACCAGTTAAACTTGTGAGTTTTATAGCAGTCAATGCACTTGCTTTTGATGAAGTAAGTAAATTTCCTGCAGGTGTAAGAGGATCTTTGATTAAACCAACTCTAGCGAAATCATTACCAGTGATAAAGTCTGGGTTTGTTTCATCATTCTCAAAACGAGAATATAAAAGAACTCTAAATGCACCAAGCTCCTTATAAATGTCATTTCCATGTCCACCAGGAGGAGGAGTAATAACTTCAAACGAAGCTACCGATGTAGTACCAACACCAACAGCAGAAAGACCAGCAATTGGGCCTCCAGTTTCTGCACCTGGAGCTCCTGGATAGAATTGAATTGTTCCTCTAGTATATCCACTACCACCATTTGTAATGGATACGTTAGAAACTTTTCCTTGGGAGTCAATAGTGATACTAGCTCTACCCCCAGTTCCATCTCCTAAAATAGGAATATTTGTAAATGTCGTTGAAATTGGTTGATATCCTTCACCTGAATTTACAATCAGAGCCGTTTCGATTTTTCCATCAACAGCATTGTTTTTTACGTCTGCAGTGTCTCCAGTTCCCCAATCTTCAGGAACTGGAATAAAGTCAATGGAATCAAATTTGATAATATCAGATGGAGTAATAGTATACAGATACTTCCAAAGATATCCATCGCCACTTGTACCAGCAGTTCTTGGTTCTAATCCAACAAAAGTTGGTTCATCAAGAGAACGAGTTCCATTTGGATTTGATGGATTAGCTCCATTGTTGATACAAACATAAACTCTAAACGCACTGTTTACAACATAAAATCGAGAATCGTATAGATTCGTTGAACCAGTTTGTGGGCTTAGATTAGATCTAGTATAGGTATCTTTATACATTTCATAGACAGTTCCCGCTGTCCATTCATATTTCCTTACCAGTCTCTTTACATCACCAGTTGAAAGTTTTTTGAGTGCAATGATGGTGTCATAATCATCATTATACTCTCTAAACCCGTCTTTTGGAGCAGGAGTGTTAGTATTCCAATCAGTAGTACCATAACCAGCACCAACATCACTAGAATTGGGAAGTCCAATAAAAGTGTAATACGACTGGGAGGTGGAAGCCACACCAGCGACGAAATTCGCAGCATTTAATATTCTAAATTGATCTGAGATAATCGCAGGCATTTTTAACAGACTTTTTGTTTTATTTATAGAGTCTCGGTGAAGTCACTGTAGTTTTCACTGAGTTTCAAGATGCGATTAACAATTGGAGCAGTTGTTAGTCCTGTATATCCGTTTTGATTATTAATCGTAAACGATCCAGGACTTACAGGATCTCTGGTGAAGTTATAGAATCTACCCCAACTATAATTACCAATTTTTGGAGACAGACTTGTTGTTCCAAGTCCTGCCAAGGATTCAACGTTAGAGTAAACGGTCACAATTCCAGAAGTTCCATCGTTAATGACTTGATCCGCACGATAAACATTATCTATAAATGTTGTACCAACACCGATAGCAGAGTTTTCAATAGTAATAGACGTTAATCCATTACCAACTATTGATCCAGTAATAACAAAATAGTATCCACTTTGAATTCCACTTCTAGCAATATTGCCAAATCCAGCTTGATTGAGGAAAGAACTTGAATCAAGTTCAAACTTAACCATTGGACTATCCGTACCAATACCAGTTGCACTTGTCCCCACACCAACAACATATCCAAAATCACCCTCACATTCGACACTTGTTATTGTTTCAATTGTTACTGGTTCCAACGAAAGTATGACACCAACTGATTGTGTGGAATCAAATCCAAATCCACCATCACTAATAGTAATTGCGGATATTGTCCCCGCTGCAGACACAGTAGCAGTGGCTGCCGCAGACACGGTTTCAAAGGTACTGTATGCAATATTGGAAGACAGACCCACAGTTACTAACTGCTGATCAACATAAGCAAGTCCATTGTAGTCTGTACCAACACCAATAAACTTCTTATACCAAGTGGTGCCATCTACAGAATTCATAACCATTCCAGTTTGTCCAACTGCAACCCAAACGTTATCTGCATAATAAACAGAGTTGAGGTTAAATGTTGATCCAGAAGAAACAATACTCCAATTCAAACCATTATCTGTAGATTGAATGATTGTTCCAGCTGCACCAACTGCAATCCACTGGTTATCATCAAAGTAGACATCATTCAGTCTGGTTGTGACTGATGCAGTACCTGCACCAGACCAAGTTTCACCATTTGTAGATCTAAGAATTGTACCAGCATCACCAACTGCAATGAATGTATCTTGATTACTACCAACACCGTGGAGATTATTTGTTGTGTTACTGTCAGCAACAACAAATGCGGTTCCAAAACCAGATGCACCTTGTTCAGTAAAGAGAATCGTTCCACCTGCACCAACAGCTACGCCTTTAGTTTGTCCACCAGCATAGTCATTAAGATTTGCAGAAATTGTAGTGTTCGCAAACGAGAATATAAATCCATTTAAAGTTCTATTGAAAATAGTAGAAGTATCAAATGTAGACGCATCTGTACTTATCGCAATTGTTCCACCAAGACCAACAGCAATCAAACTTGTGGAAGTATTTGAGGCCTTATCAACCCCAAAGAATGTTCCAAATCCACTAACTCCAGAATCACTCCAAGTAATACCATCAATCGAAGTGTTGATACCAGAAGTGCTTCCAACAGCAATAAAGACACCATTAACATGCGCTACTGAATTATATTCAATATCTGTGTTTGAAGTTGCTTGTGTCCAAGTTTTTCCTATCTCTTTAGATTGTACATATGTCGTTGCAAATGAAACCGTAGGAGCACTTAAATATCCAAATCCACCATCAGTTATAGTTACGGAAGAAATTGTTCCTCCAGAAGAAACTGTTGCGGTTGCAGAAGCTCGATCAACATTATTTTCTCTTATTAATTTAATACCCTTTCCAGGAACGTTATTTCTAAGAGATCTGTTGTCATAGGCACTGAATAATGGGAATGCATTTTCAACAAAGATTTGATCAGAAGAGACACCAACATTTTGAATAATTCTTGTGGTTGGTTGGACCTTTGCAATCAAACTATCCCTTGCTTTTGACAGAGGTTGTCCATTCAGAATTAAATCACTTGTTTGTTTGGTCCAAGAGACGGCTCTTTCAAAGTTTGGATCAGTATTAATACCAACGTTTCCATAAAGATTAGTTTCAACTTTATCAATACCAACAATATCAGTGATAACTCTATTCAATTGCATTTGATAATTATCCTGTCTCTGCAATTGAAGTTCATCACCGATCTTGACAGTTGCAAAAGCTGTGAAAGCATCTAGATCTTTATTAGATCCTCTAAAGAATAGAATTTGGAATTTACTACCAGACTTTGGAGCTTCAGTAAATTTAATTTTTGTTGGAGACTCTAGAATGTAGTTTTCTCCAGGTTTTTGTACAACGTCATTCAATACCAAAATAAAATTATTTGCAATATCAATGGATGGGTCATCAGTAGTAAAGTTGACAATTGTTTTAGTTATAGCACGTCTAATAGTAAATGAAGTTTGTGTACCATCAAATTCATCGGAGAAGTTGTGTAATGGCAAAAGTTGACCAAAACTATAACCAGCAAACTCATCATCTGTTGTTTGATCAACAGTAAACGTAAACGTACTAAATGCAACACCGACATTTGGATCGGTTGGAATACCAGCAACTGTTAATACATCTCCATTTCCATATCCAATACCTCGATTTGTAATATCAAAATCAATAATACTACCACCCGTACCTACCGTAACAGTAGCTTCAAAACCACTACCTTGACCACCAGTAAAGGACATGTTTGCATATCCAGTGGCAATACCAACAACAATAGTTGGTGGGTTAGTTGAAGCATATCCAGAACCACCACTTACTGTACTAATTCCAGAAACTGTTCCTGCTGTACCAACAGTTGCAGAGAGAACAGCAGTTGACCCGATTCCAAGTGGATTTAATACTTGAATTGAAACGGAATCAGATGATCTGTAACCAGAACCACCACCAGTAACCACAACGGATTCAATAGCTCCTGCAGCATTAATAACTGCAGTAGCTGCAGCTGCTACTAGATTTTGGTATCCAGATCCAAATCCAACAACAACGTCTTTTACTATTCCACCCCTAGGAAGATCTTCTCTATCAGAACCAGTAAAGATAACAGATGCTCCAATGCCAGGGCTCTGTCTTTCTGTCATACTATAATCAATTGTTGGTCTTTGGAAGATGTTATTAATTAAGACAACGCCATTGTTAATAACTTCGTCATCTCCTCCACCACCACTCTTAGTAGTTACAATTCCAGTTGTATCTTGAGTATTTTGAAGAAGAGTGAATGTTTTACCAACACCAGTAAATCTATCAGAAACATCATCAAAAATAAAGTTGGTTGAAGGATCTTCTCTATAGAAAATACGACCAGCAAAACTGGAATATGTGGAAATGCCTGGTTGCAGAGTACTTACCCCAGTTGGACCATATGGAGGAGAAACAAAGTGAATTACATCCTTGAGGATGCG